ACAATAAGTCCAGTTCCTTCATTATCAAAGCCTAGTTGTGCGCCCAGCGCAAACGGTAGTACTACTGTGGTTGTTCCGCGGAGACCATCGTCTGGTCCTACTACGCCTGCTGCTTCCCAATAATATTGTCCGCTAACTCTTATTAATACTTTTAAGTCTGCTGGATCTTCTGTAACGCCTAGTGCTGTTAATATTGTTGCTCGTTCTGCTGTTAAGTTAGCATTACTTTCGCCACTGGCTGCTGCAACTGCTGCACCATTCGGCAAGGTACCGGCTACAATAATATCAGCAACTGCTGATGCTGTATTTCCTTGTGCCGAACTCATACTTACTGCAAGAAGTGCTCGTTGGAAGTCGTTTAATACTTCACTAGTTACAATACCTGATTCTGGATCAGATTGTAATTTCTGTAACAATCTAATGTCATCACGTATTCCAGTTAGTGCTGTAATAATCCGGTTGTATTCCGGAGTCATGTCTAAATGTTGATATGGTGCTGGCATTACGCTATATTATCCCGTGTTTGCATTAAGTCTGCTAGATAAACTGGAGCTCTGGCTGTCTTTGTTGGCTTTGATCCGCCCCAGTATCTGTTAGGCAATACGCCTGATATAATTCCTGCTTGTTGTCCTTTCCAAGCAATGTCAACATGTATGTTGCCATCGCCCATATAACCGTTACCCATACCAATTGCTGTTGCTCCTGCATCTTTACAAGCTTGTGCAAATTTTAGCATGATAGCAAGGTCTGCTTGTTTGTTTGTATATAAGCGTGTTTGACTATCTACTTTACCGTTCATTAATCTAACGTCAGCAGCATAACCTTTGTCATGTCTGTTTGAGCCTGTGCGATTTACGCCGTTGATGCCGCCTTCTTTAGCAGGAACTTGTCCTCCGCTTGTAATAACTACGTTAACTGATGCTGCTTGTGCGGCTGATTGTAATATATTAAATAGCTCTGTTTGTATTGGTAAATTACGCTTCGGTCCCATACTATAAATTACATTGCCTTTAGCTGTACCGTTAGTAAGTGGGATTTGATTTAGTGGCACACTGCCTTCATAGTATACGTTGCCGTCTTGGCCGGTAATAGCAGTAGATGTACCTCCTCCATAGTCCGCAGATTGAGCGTTAGTAGATGATCCACTTACAAATGATCCGCTTCCAGCATTACGTATTGCATTATAGTTTGCAGAAGATGTAACGCCTAAATTTGTAGGATTGCCTACTTCTGCATTAACCATATCAAGTAATCCTGATTGCTGTAGATTAATATAATCTTTTGCAGCTTTGGCAATGTTAGCAGGATTGTTTGCTACATTATCAGCTTCTCTTTGATAGATACCTTTGCTTCTATCTTCACCACGGTCTGTGATAATACGCAAGTCTACTTGTATATTTTCAAATAGTGTTGCAATCTCATCAAGACATGCTTTGTGTGCGAGGTCAAAGTCAACGTGTACATGGTCGGCAGGCGCTGAGCCCGGATCGGTATCAATGTCCGGATGGTTAACAGTAGTCTTACCTGTTCCTTCTGCTGCACTATTTTCAAATACATTTGCGCCTGCTAATGACATTTACTTTCCTCGTATTATACTACTATATTTATCCTAGTATTAAGGCTGTAATTGAATACCACTAGTAGTCTGCACATATTGTGCTGCAATGTCTTCTTCTGTTTTTGCAACACAACTTACTGTAGATGATAATATGTGAAACTTCGATGTAGCCTTAACGCTGTACATGTACGGCGCAAGTCCTAATCCTTCAGCTTGCATAACCAATACCATCGGCTTACTTAACGTAAACTTGGTTGATGTTTCTTCATCAAGACGAGCAACTATCTCTTCGCCTGAACTTAGTTTTAGAGACACTGTGTCTCCAGGTTTGTATGTTGATTCAATTAACATTATAGTGAGTGTCCTGTTCCGTTATAGTTAGTGTCTTCTAAATATTCGCCTAGCTTATCGTAGCCGCCAATATTTGTGCCATGTATTTTAATTTGTGGAAATGTGCGAGCGCCTGGAAATTGTTCTAACACATCTTCACGGTTAAAATCTGTACCTAATTGCTTATAGGTATACTTTAATTGTTGTCGTTCGCATAGTGCTTTTGCTTGATCGCAAAACGGACATTGAGGTTTACCCCAAATTTCTATCATAAACTAAATCCTTTAAATGTGTCTTCTCCGACATCTTGTTTTGTTCCGCCACTTACGTAGCTTGTAATTTCTGTTTCCTGTGGTGCTACTTGTACTTCAGCGCCTGAAATCCAAGACTGTGTCCACGGTAGAGGATTGCCTTTAACAGTATAAGGACATTTTAGTCCTACGGCTGTCATACGCTTTGCTGCAATCCATTCAATGTAGTCACTTAATAGTTGTGTATTCAGACCTATCATTGATCCATCTTTAAACAAATAGTCTGCCCATTGCTTTTCTTGGTCAACTGCTTCAACAAACATAGCAATACATTCTGTTTCTGTTTCTGCTGCAATTTTAATAAAGTCTGGATCATCTGTTTTTAGAATCTTTAAAAGCATTTGTGTACTTGCTAAGTGTAAGTTTTCATCACGAGCAATTAGCTTAATAATTTTAGCATTGCCTTCCATCTTCTTCATTTCAGCAAACGCCCAACTGCATGCAAAGCTTACGTAGAATCTTACACCTTCTAGGATGTTAACACTTGTAAGCGTGAGCCATAGCAGTTTCTTTAGGTGGTACAAGTCGACAACAATTGTCTTGCCGTTTACTTTATGTGTACCTTCTCCTAACAAATTATACCAGCTACTAAGTTCAATCAAGTCATCATAGTACTTTGATATATCTCCAGCACAATCTACAATTTCGCCAATACTCATTAGCTCGTCAAAGATTTTACTTGGGTTATTATATACATTGCGGATAATATGTGTGTATGAACGGGCGTGGATAGTTTCACTAAATGTCCACGTTTGAATCCAATTTTCAATCTCAGGCAAACTTACAATAGGAGTAAATGCTTCTACTGGAGCACGACCTTGTACACTATCAAGTAGGATCTGACGCTTTAAATTTGCTGTAAAGATATGCTTTTCGTGTTCTGTTAGCCCTTTAAAATCATTACTATCTTTAGTAACATCTACTTCTTCCGGGCGCCAGAAGAATCCTAACTGCTTATCAGTTAGTTTGTCAAAACTTTTATACTTCAGTGTATCGTAACGCTGAATTGTCGGGCCTCCCGAAGGATCAAGGAAGGCTGTTACCTTTGTATGATCTGCTGTGTTATTAATATCAAAAACGCTCATTAATGTCTTACCCTTGTTAAATTGACTCTTACACTATAGTAACACGCCCTGATTGGCGTGTCAAGTGTTATCTTACTTATATGTGACAAGATTCGCATTCATCATCATCTATGTCTGCTTGTGGAAGTTCTTCCATCATCTTGCTTACATCTACTTCGCCTTGCCCGTCATTAGTATTGAAGTAGTACAACTGCTTGCCACCTAGCTTGTAGAACATTAACAAGTGCTGTAACATTGTACTCATTGGAATCTTTTCATCTTCGTAGAATGCAGGGTTGTAGCTAGTGTTAACACTAATACCTTGATCAATATATTTCTGTAATACAGCCATAATTTTCAAGTAGCCTTCTGGGGACTTCTGATCCCATAACAAGTCATATTTGTTCTTTAAACGCTTAAACTCTGGAACAACTTGCTTTAGTACACCATGCTTACTTTGCTTCACTGATATAAGTGAACGCGGAGGTTCAATACCATTTGTGGCATTAGCAATTTGTGCTGAGGTTTCACTAGGCATAAGTGCCATTAGTGTTGAGTTACGAATGCCTGTTGTTTTAAGTTGCTTGCGCAACCCAGTCCAATCCATGCGTTCAACATGCGGAACCAATTCATCTAAGGATTTCTTATACGTCTGGTTAGGTGTAATACCGTGCCCGTACTTTGTTTCCATATTACCAGGAATAGCGCCTTTCTCTTCTGCTAAATCTGCACTTGCTTTAATTAAGTAGTAACTCCATGCTTCAGTCCATTCATCAACTAGAGCTAGACCATCTGCGTTAATGTCTTGATAATTAAGATCATTTTTCGCGAGCCAGTAAGCAAAGTTTATAATGCCGACGCCAAGGGGTCTACGCTTCTCTGTGCTTAGTTGTGCTGCAAGTATTGGATAGTTTTGGTAACTTAGCAACGCATCTAGTCCACGCACTGCAAGACGGCATATGCGCTCAAAGTCTGCTGGAGTTTTAATATTGCCCCAGTTGGTTGCACTTAGAGTACACAAACTAATTTCTCCTTCAGGATCATTTAGATCTGAAAGCGGCTTAGTAGGCAATGTAATCTCTGCACACAAGTTACTCATTCTAATAGGAGCAAGGTCTGGAAGGAAGCTTCCGTGTTCATTTGCATTATCTACATTTTGTAAGTAAATACGTCCAGTGTTTTTCCGTTCTTCCATAAACGCACTAAACAAATCACTTGCTTTAACTGTCTTCTTGCGTAGTTTTGTATTGCGCTCTGCTCGTTCGTATAACTCTTTGAACTTGTCTTGGTCTGCAAAAAATGCATCGTACAATCCTGGAACATCTGCAGGCGAGAACAAAGTTATATCGCCGCCAGATAACAAACGTTCATACATTAGTTTATTAAACTGTACACCGTAGTCCATATGACGTACACGATTCTCTTCTGTACCTTTATTGTTCTTCAACACTAGCATATCTTCTGCTTCGTAGTGCCAAATTGGATAATAGATAGTGGCTGCGCCACCACGTACACCACCTTGACTACATGACTTTACTGCTGATTGGAAATGCTTGTAGAACGGAATGATACCTGTGTGATATGCGTCACCTTTACGTATAGGAGAACCAATAGCACGTATGTTGCCTCCTCCGATACCAATGCCTGCTTTTTGGGAGACATACTTTACGATAGCACTAGAAGTAGCATTAATGCTATCAAGACTGTCATCTGTCTCAATTAGTACGCAACTGCTGAATTGACGTTGTGGAGTACGGACGCCAGCCATAATAGGAGTAGGCAAACTAATGTCATGCAAACTAATAGCATCATAATAGTCCTTTACCCATTGCAGTCTTGTGTCTGTTGGATAGTCTTGGAATAAACTTGCTGCAATAAGAACATAGCACATCTGCGGTGTTTCAAATACATCGCTAGTAACTCTATTTTGTACTAGATACTTTCCGCGTAGTTGTTCCATAGCAACATAAGTTAAGTTCTCATCACGCTCATGCTTAACAATTGTGTCAATTTTCTTCCACTCTTCATCGGTGTATTTTGTAGCTAATTCTGCATCGTAAAATCCGTTAATTGTATTGCGATCTACTAATTCTTTAACTGAACAAGGATCATATTTGCCGTATACTTCTTTACGCAATGCATAATTGATAAGTCTGCCACCAACATATTGATAGTTAGGAGTCTCTTCAGTAATAAGGTCTGCGGCTGCTTTAATTAATGTTTCTTGGATCTCTTTTGTAGTCATTCCATTATAGAATTGGATTTGACTTTTAATTTCTACTTCACTCGGACTAACACCAGTAATACCTTCACATGCATAAAACACAACTTTGTGTAATTTTTCGATATCTAATAGCTCTTTGGCTCCATGCCGCTTGGTGAGTTGCATTTCTTGAATCATTCGTTTTCCTCTTTATGTTAGATATTTATTGTTATAGGGATAGAGAATAGACACATTCAGAGCGTAAAGTGCTGGGCAATTTATCTCTATGAACATGCGATTCTCCAGTGAAACCAACTACGGTGTCTCCAACATAAAGTAAGTAATATGTCTCTGAGTTTTTGTAGTCTCGTGTTATATGTATCTCGTAATTGGACCGTTTTAAAACATCAGTTAACTGCAAGGTGTAACAAATCGCAAGTATCTTTACAAAGGAACAATAATTATTTTCCTCTAATAATTCCCACGGGTTGGGCCAGGAGTTTCGATCAAACGGGTCGGTTGCTAATTTACTCACAGGTGCTTGATTATAAAAATCGATTGCTGCCTGTATTGGGTCTGGAGAAGTCTCTAAACTAGAACGAAACTCTCTCCACAAAGCCATTCGTTCTTCATATTGTTTTTCAAACATTTAGTCCATCTTATTTTAAGATTTAGTTTTTACTTTATAATGTAGCACAGCATCATCGCTGCTAGTTAAGTTTAACATCATGATGGCTATTGTGTCAACCCCTCCTGAAGCATTTTCGTCATAAGTTTGTGCTTTAAATTTTAAGTTGTTGCCATACACGCCTTCGTTGCCAATATATTCATAATCATCAGAAAAATTGTATGTTGCTGCTGTCGGATCGACAACTAGTGTCATTGTGCCAGATCTAGTTCCTGCCAACGCACTTTTATAGATGTAGTCTATTTCGTATCCTTTGTTAGTTTCTGCAGGTAGCCTAAACAGCTTAGTATACTCACCTGATTGTGTAATAGAAATCTTGTGTGTAGTATTAAATTCTGTAATGGCAGGGCCTTTTACTTCTGGGTGATAAACAACGCCGTTCTTATATGTTTCATTGTAACCTAGTTCTTCACTACGTTGGAACCAATCTCCTACACTTGAATTTTTAATACTAATAAATTCAATAACTGGACCTGCAACAAGTAATGCGCTGCCGCCAACATTGCCTATGTTATAAAATTTATTATCTTTACTAACATTTTCAGTACCTGCTGCTACTTTTATTGCATATGAATATATATCTCTAAAGGTAGACTTAGTTATTGTATTGTTAATAGGACCTGTTAACATACCACTGGTGCCTAAGATTGTAAATTGGCCAAGCATAAATCCTTGATACAGTGTATCAAATGCACATTCTGTCCATACATTGTCTTTTATATCATTATCTGCTGCAACTGCTGAAGCAAAATTCTTTACTTGAACATTATCAAATACATTATTGTTTGAACTAACTGCTGTACTTAATGCTGTAAGTTTTATTCCAATCATTGCTCCAGGAACAGCTCCGCCTAATGTGTAGACACCTTTTATTATCAAGTCTGTAAATGTGCTGTCCTTGCAACTTACCAAGTCTAGACAAGGACCTAATGTACTATTAATTGTTAGTCCTGAAATATTAATGTTTCTTGCTTGGTTAAGAGTTGTACTTGTGCTATCGGCTGCATATACACCAGGAGTACTTGTTTCATTTACTGTTGTAAATGCTGAGTGTGCGCCTGCGTTAATAACAGTCTTATCTGCACCTGCACCACGGATTGTTGCAAACGGAGGAAGTTTAATAGAGCTGGCAATATTGTATTCACCAGCTTCTAGTATAAGTTCGACTCTTGCTTGAGTTGTTCCTTTGTTACTTGCATTTAAGTATAGCTGATCTACTGCACGTTGTATTGCTACTGTTTGGTCGGTGCCGTCACCGTTTGCACCAAAAGAACGAATACTTACTCTGTCATCTAGTCTAGCTTGTAATGTGCGTAGTATAGGAGAATTTGGTGAAGCTCCTGTTTGTACATTTAAGCTCTTTCTATATGAATAAGTGTTTGCAAACTCAAATAGGTTATCATGTTGACTAAGCATCTTAGTGTTGCCTACAAATGGCGACCCTTCACTAACTGCTCCGTTACCTATGTAAAGTTCTTGTGAATCCACTGCCCAACCAAACTCTCCGCTGGCTAACTGTGGTAATCCGCTACCTACGTTTTTTTGTCCTCTTCGAACTTGTATTCGACTAATGGAAACTACGGCCATACTTTAACTCCTGATATACTGTTAGTAATATTT